GATGAGCGTGAGGGCCGCTCCGCCCAGCAGAGCGGCGACGACGACGATGCCGCCGAAGCTCGTGATGACACCCTTGACGGGAGCCGGGAGGTCGCCGAACATCTTCGCCAGACCAGCCACCGACTCGGCGATGCCCTGGATGACCGGCAGCATCACGGCACCCGCATCGATGGCGGCGTCCTTGATGTTGTTCCAGGCGATCTTGACCTTGGAATCGGTAGTCTCGTATCGCTTCGTTGCCTCGGCGACGAGAGCGGTGTTCTCGGCCCAGGCCTTGGCACCCAGGTCGAGGGAGTGGTTCAGCAGGTCACCGGAGGCNGCGAGNGCCAGCATGACCTGGAGCTCCTCGGTGCCCTTGATNCCCATGTCCTTCATGGCGGTGACGACGTTGCCGCCCGAGTCCTTCATCCGGTCGAGGCCAGACGTCACGAGCCCNAGGGCCTTGACGGGGGANTCGCCGTATGCCTTGGCGAAGTCNGCNGCGCTCATNCCTGCAGCGCGGGCGAACGCGTCGAGCTTGGGGCCTCCGGACTTGACGGCGGAGAACATCTTCAGCAGGACGCGGGTGGCGACACCGCCACCGAGCTCCGCCTTGATGCCCATGGAGGCCAGAGTGTTGGACAGTGCCAGCACTTCGGACTCCGTGGCACCGACGGTGGCACCGGCACCAGCGATGCGCTGGGCCATGGAGAGGATTTCGGCCTCGGTGGAGGCACCGTCGTTGCCCAGCGCCACCAGGGTCGCGCCGAAGCGGGCGACGCCTTCGGAGCCCTCCCGGGCCATCGTCCCCATCACGTTGCTGATCTGGGCGATGTTGGTGGCGGCTTCCTCGGCGGTGAGGTTGGTGGACACGCCGAGGTCGATCATGGTCTTGGTGAAGCCTACGATGTCTTCACGCTTCACGCCGAGCTGCCCGGCCGCTTCGGCGACACCGGCAATCTCTTCGTGGGTGGCGGGCAGGGTCTTGGCGAGGCCCCGGAGGGAGGCCTCCAGATCATTCATCTGCTCGGGTGTGCCGTTGACGGTCTTGGTGACCCCGGCCCAGGCCGACTCCCAGTCCATGGCTGCCTTGGCGGAGGCACCCAGGGCTGCGATGCCGATGGTGCCGAAGGTCAGCATGGTCTTCCCGGCCTTGTCCATCGCGGCAGAGTTCTCGTCGATGGAGCGGCGGGACTGGACCACCTGCCGGGCGACGTTATCCGTCGCCCGGCCAGCGGCCCCCATGCCGGCAATGTAGCCCGCGACTTCGGCCTCGAGCCGAACGATGACTGAACGGGCTGCCATTGGTGCCTCCTAGGGGCTGTGATGNGTTGTGGGTCACAAGTACCCTGAGANAGGCGGAGAGGCTCTTAGGATCCCGCTGAGGACCTTCGAGCCANNGCTGCAGCCTTCCCCTCGNCGTCGAGGGCCGTGTAGACCTTCTCGCCGGGGGTGGGGACGTAGGGATTGCCTCCGGTCCCGGTGGTGGCACGCTCCTGAGAGGCGCACGCCTGGCACTGAGGCTTGTGGACCTCGTACCAGCCCTCGTTGTCCGGGTCGTGCGCCACGACGAGCGGATGGCCGCAGCCACACAGGCCGTCCTCGTAGACCTCGAGGGCCAGCATGAGCATGTAGTCGCGGTCCGTCCAGTCGCCCCGGTTGCGGGTGAACCAGTGGGACGGTGGCTTGCCTGCTGCTCTGGCTGCCTTGAGGACCTGGACTACTCGCTTCCAGCTTCCTCGCCAGAGTGCCTCAGCAAAAAATCAGCGTCCACACTCGGCATCGCGTTCTGTGCGATCTGCCGTGCCTTGAGGATGAGGTCGACCTGGGTGTCACCGATGGCCTTGCGCAGGGTCTTGATCTTGGCCGGGGTGAAGGTGACGGGCTTGCGCTCGCCGCCTGCAGGCTTCATGCCGATGATGGCGCGGGCCAGCAGGTCGTAGCCGAACTCCAGGTTGGCGTCCTGCGGAGGCATGCCCTTGGTGCGCTCCTCGGTGAGCTTGCGCTGCTCGGCGATCTCCTCGTCGGGGATGGCACGGACGTACACCGTCACGGCCGACCGGGAGAAGGTCTGCAGCAGGGCTTCGTACTCCTGCTCCAGCGGGGTGAGGGACATCTCGGCGGCGGACTGCTCGTCGGTCCGGAGGCGGTCCTCGAGCTGGATGCGACGCTTGAGGTCGGACAGCTCGGCGATCACGTCGGGACGCTTGTACACGGTGACGGATTCTTCCGGCAGCCGGGCGTCCTGGAGGAACTCCTCGACGTCAAACTCGGCGGGGTCTACTACGGGGTGCAGGGTGTCGTTCATAGGGGTTTCAGGCTCCTAAGTCGGGGTGGGTTCAGGCTCATGTTAGAAGGTGGCGAGGCGGAGCCTGAGAACGCCTCGCCACCTGGTCTAGCTAGCTGCGGTAGATAGCCGCAGCAGTCACCGAAGCCGTGGCCGAGAAGGCCACGTTGGCCAACCCACCGGGCTGACGGTAATCGGCAAGGACAGGAATCCAGCGCTCGCCCGCAGCGGGCACAGCGTAGACCTTGTCGGGATAGGCGTCACCGGTGGGCAAGCTGCCCGGTGTGTCGAAGGTGACGTTGATGGACGCGCCACTGCCGTTCTTCACGATGAGGAGGGTACCAACCTCGACCGTGTCGGCGGACAGCGGAGTGGTGAATGTCGGTGCGGAGCCCGCGAGGGCCCCCACCGTCTGTGATGCGAGCATTCAAGCCTCCTAGGCGGTGACGGTCGTTTCGCTGATCATGTTCTGCGGGAGGAACTCGATCCGGCGCTTGACGTTGCCGTCGTTGTTGACGCGCATCGGAGCGTCGGAAACGACCTCGCCGCCGAGGTGGATTTCGTCGCCGATGGCCCAGGGAGCGGTGGAGAGCTTGTCGGTCTCGCGGAGGTAAATCCAGACCGTGGTGCCCTTGGTCTTGACGGCCTGGTAGCCGGAGTCCAGGGCAGCCGAGTCGGGGCCACCGCCGACGAGGTACTCACGCAGGAACGTGAGGGCCGTGTCGTAGTTGGCAGCGCCCAGGGCCTGCGAGTTGCCCACTGCAGCAGCGGGCTTCTCGTTGAAGCGGTCGGATGCCGAGTTGGTCCAGTTGGCGTCCGAGTCGAGCACCGCCTGGGAGATGTCTTTGCCCGCGTTGAGCTCTGCCGCCGTGGGCTTGGAAGCCGCAGGCTTCGTCAGCAGGAGAGTGAACTTCTTCTTGCCGTCAGCTGCTACTTTCATCAGCTGGCCTCCTTCTCTGTCTCCGGCTCAGCCGGTTCGGTTACGTTGGTTGTGGCCGGAGTGGCCGGTTCAACCACCCGCTGTCGCTGGCCGGGCTTGGCCGGTTCCTTGACAGGCTCGGGCGGAAGTGTGAACCCGAATGCCGGGTTGTCCAGGTAGTGGGCGGGCACCCTGCGCAGTTCTCCGCTGGGTGCCACCGCCAGGATGAAATCGCTATCAGCCATGAGGGCCTCCTAATTGGTGATGAGCCGCCACTGCCGTGGAAGCATGAAACGGGACGGGGTGGACTGGGTGTCCAGGATGGGCGACTGCTGGTTGAACCCATCGGGGTTCCTCCGCACTCGCCCGGTGCCGACTGCCAGGTTCACCAGCTTAGAGCGGGTGGCCTGGTCTACTGCCCGGCAGATATCGGGGGTCGCCCCGACGGCCGTCGTCTGGAAGTCCCAGATGAGGGTGTCGAGACTCTCCTTGCCGTCGGCGGTCAGCTCCGGAGGGCCGTCGCCGCCTCCGCCCCACAGCACGATGTACGGGTCGATGAAGCCACCGCTCTCGGGGACCTTCAGAGGGACGAAGCCGTCGTGCACGCCCGATACACCCACGATTGTTCGCAAGGCCGTGAGAACCACGTTCGAGGCGTTCTGAGCGTCAGCCATTGAGACCCTCCAGTCCTAACTGGCCCATGGCCTGTTCGAATGCACCCTGGTGCTGGTCTGCGGCCGGGCCCATGAAGGGCTGCGGGGCCATGCGGCTCGTGCCGAACTCGACAAAGAGACCGTAGTTGGCCGTGGGGCCGATCTCAATGGCGAGCGAGCCGGACCGGCCCACAGCTCGAGCGTCGCTATGCCCGATGCTGCTCTTCAGGTTGCCGGTGTCGACGGGCACCAGGTTCTTGGCTGTGCGCTCGATGTCGTAGGCAGTCTTGCGAACCACCTGCTGAGCGCGGACCCCGGTGGTGGCTGCGGCCCGAGCGATGTCCGCGCTCAGCCGCCTGAGCTGCTCTTCGCCGCTCATGCCGGGTTCTGCTGTGTGAGGTTGTCGGTGCAGAGGATGTCTACCTCGGCGACGTTGGTGCCGAACATCACCTGCTGGACTCGGAACTCCCGGCCCACGGCAGCGATTATGTCGCCACGCTCGCCGGTCTGCAGCGCCGGGATGCCGAGGGGAGCCACTATCAGGTACTGCCGCTCTCGGGTCGGCTGCTCGCCGGGGGTGCCTCCGCCTTCGCGGTTGAGCTCCTGCACGCGCACGAAGGTCGTGTGCAGCAGGGTCTTCCCGGTCCAGCCGAGGGGCTTGGGGAAGGGTGCCGGGCCCGCAGTGATGCGGTAGATGTTCGCCTCCGACGTGAGGGTCGCATTCACGGTCGGGGCGAGGCGTGCGGCCCAGTTGTCGGGGATGACCTTCCACCCCGGGAGCGGGCTCACCAGAGGCTCCCCTGCTCAGCGGCCTCGGCGTAGGTCTCCGGGCCTCCAATGACCTCGAAGTGCGAGCCCTCGAGCAGGTAGAGAGCGGCGTCCGCTTCCTCCCGGAGAGAGGCTGCCTTCTTGCGCAGTTCGGTGGCGACGGCCGGGCCGTCGGTCTGCAGGTCCTGGGACCGAATCTTGCGGTCCAGCAGGGTGGCGCTGGTGGCCATCGCATCGAGTGCGTCGGCCGCAGCGCGGTAGGGGTTGTCGGCATGCAGGGCGAGGTAGCCGCTCAGAATCTCGTCGCTGAGAAGCGGGGCAGCCTCGTCCAGGTCAGCCGACAGGAGGCGGGTCTTGCCCAGGGGAGTTGTGTAGTCAGGCATGAGGGCCTCCTGTAGAAGAGTAGGGTGCTGGCCCCCGGGATCGCCGGGGGCCAGCAGGTGGAGCTAGGAGCCGGTGGAGGCGTAGGTGAACACCGGGTCCAGGGTGCCTGCGCCGACGATGTGGCGACCACGGTACGTGATCGTGTCATCGTTGAAGGAGCCATCCTCGGGGGCCAGCGAGCCGCCACCGAGGCGGGAGCCCGCGTCGGCCTTGACCCGGATGTCCGGGTTCTCTTCGCCGATCATCTTCGCGACGACCAGGGCCGGGCGAGGAGTGTTCGGGTCGGGGAGGATGTACCACGTGGTGTCTGCCTTGGCAGAGGTGTTCACGATGGTCAGGTAGTCCGAGACCACGACGCGGAACTTGCCACGCAGCGGGTTCGGGATGGTGCCTGCGCCGCCAGCCGGGTCGGGGATCGTCGGTGCGTTGACGATCTGCTCGGCGTCGAAGAGCAGGGCAGCCGGGACCACGATGAGCAGACGCGCCGAAGCGATCTTCACAGGGTAGCCGTTGACGTCCTTGCGCTTCGCCATTGCCAGGTATGCAGCCTGGATGTTGGCGCGGGTGAACGGCAGAGCCGTCGGAGCGTTGCCGTTGCCAGCCTTGAAGAAGGCCGTGTTCGGGCCGGTGGCCGACACGAAGGTCGAGAACGCGGTGGCATCCTCGGTCTCGATGGCACCCTGGGCCAGGTCGTTGGGCAGGGACTTCAGGCCGTCGAGCTCATCGTTCTTGATGAGTTCGAAGGTGAGCTTGAACGTGTTACCGAACTTGCCGGCAGACAGTTCGTACTCGGCCGTGGCCTTGTTGCGTTCCTTGTACTCCTGGCCTTCACCGACGCGGTCCAGCGGCCCACGGCCACCGAACAGATCGCGGTAGGTCTTCGGCTTGAAGTTCTTGACCTTGGTCTCGGCAGCGATCTGGCGCCATTCCGGAGTGTAGTCTCCGTACTTGGCCAGCATCTCGATGTCGAACGCCTTGCCCAGGTACTGGTTGAAGTCGGAGCGGGTGAGCGCTTCCTTCAGCATGGCGTACTTGAACGGGTTGCGGCCGGAGAGGCCTTCGTTGAAGAGCTTGGAAGCCTCCACAACGTTGGCCATCTGAGCGCCGGTGGCGGTGTTGCGCTGTTCCCACGCCTCGGCGACGAGCAGCTCTTCAGTGTTGAGGATAGTCATGTTATGGTCCTTCCTAGACCTGTACCGGGCCGTGGGCCAGGGCGATTTCGAGGGGACCAGCGGCAGCTGCCTTGGTGCCGAGGGAGTAACCGAAGAGGGAGAATCCCGCACCGGAGGTGATGCCGAGCGAGCCGTCGGCATCGGTGATGTAGATCGGCAGGCCGAAGGAGGCCACTGCACCGGTCACGGTCTGCGTGGTCGAGCCGTTGAGCCAGACCGTAGCGTTGCCAGCGGCATCGCGGTCGGTCTGGGCGACGCCACGGAAGGCACCAACCTTGACCGGCGAGCCGGAGACGACGTATGCCGGGACCGGCAGCTCGATGTGGAGTGCCTCGGGGAGGCGCATGTTCTTAGCCATGGTTAGGCTCCTTTCGGGGTGTAGCCGGAGAAGGCCAGGATCTGCTTGGAAGCATCCTCGTAGCTGACCTCAGTCTTGGCGGGTTCTGCGGCAGACTCGCCGACGCCACGGACAGAGCCCGCACCACCAGCAACCTGCAGCTCGGCGACGGACTCGGCGACGGAGAGCTGGAGGGCCTCCTGGTCGAGCACGCCATTCTCCTTGACCTTGTAGCCTTCGGCAAGCCGGGCTGCGGTCTTCGGAGCGGAAATGCCTGCAGCTTCGAGGGCTGCAGTCACGATGGCCAGAGCCGCCGTGTCATTGGCTTCAGCGACGGCCGCTTCGGCGACGGTGGCCCGTCCCTCTGCGGCAGTCTTTTCGGCTTCCAGCGCGGTGGCCCGGCTGGACTTCTCGACGAGTTCGGCGTGAGCCGATTCCTCGATCTGGATGGTAGCCACGGTGGGCTCCTTTCCTTCGGTTACCCCAGCCGGGACCGGCAGGGAATCAGTGGGGACGACTGCCGCTTCAGCAGTCGCCGTGGAGGTGGGGTCTTCCCACAGGTCCCGCTCGAAGAGCTGCGGTGCAGACCCCTCGACCGTTGCTGTGAAACTTGTGAGTGCGTCGCCCAGGGCCCCGGAGAGCGTGATGCGCTCTTCCCGGGTGAGCCGACCGTCGCCGAACATCTCGTCGGCGATGTTCGTGAACATGCTGTGCATGCGGGCTTCCAGCCACATGCCAACGTTGCGGGCTTCCTGCACCTTCGCGGCCTCGAGGACCTCGGAGATGCGGCCCCCACGACCGGCGACGGTGACGTAGTCGACCCGGTTGGTCTTCGCAGGCACCAGGCTCTCGATGATGCGACCGGACTTGCCCTCGGCCTCGCCGAAGCTAATCTCGGCGGCAGCGGCGATGGAGGTACCGATGGCATCCTTCATCTCCGCCAGCATCTCCCGCTTGTGGGAGAAGACGCGGTTCTCGGCGGCGAGCCGACCCTTGACGCCGGTCTCCGGGTCGACCCAGTTGGGTTCCCAGCGGGCGTCCTCGGTCAGGACCGCAGCCAGCGAGCTCACACTGCCGACGCCACCGTCCTTGTCGTGGTCGATGTGCATCTGCGTGTTGGCCGGGAACACCTTGTCGGTGGCAGCCTTCTCGAGGACCTCCGGGCTGTAGTAGCCGGACGATCCCCAGCCGGGGGTCACGAGGGTGATGAGCGTCCGCGACCCAGTAGGGGCCTCGGCACTCTTGGCTTCTTTGACTGTGACGGTCAAGTGGGCCTCCTTACTGGACTAGGTCCTTGAGTGGTGTCACGACGTAGCTGTCGCGCCAGCCAGCGGTTGAATGCTTGCTGCTGAGGTCGGCCCAGGAGATGTCCCCATCCTGCAGGAGCTTGAGCCGGGCCGGTCCCATGATCTCTCGCTGGGTCTCGGGGGTGAGCGTGTCGAACCACTGCCGGGCGTCGGGGGTGACGGAGGCAGGCTCCTTGATGTTGAAGCCGAGCTCCTCCCAGGTCTTGGTGATCGGCACTCGTGCACAGCGGCCCTGCTGGTGGTCTTGCGGGCCGTCCTCCTCGAGCCGGAANCGCTGGCCGTGTTTGGCCAGGCAGCTCGGGCAGGTACGGCGNTCCAGGCTGGCGTGCCACTCCCACTCGGTGAGCACNTCCAGGTTGACCTTCTCAGCGGCCTTGGCCCCGGCCCGGTGCGCGTCCAGCGTCTCAGTGCGGGAGATGTTCAAGGCTCGAGTCAGGCCTCCGTTGAAGGTGCGCTCGGTATCCCGCATGATCTTGGATGCGGTGGTGCGAGGGTTGTCGCCGACCGCGATGCCACGGATCAGGGCCCGCTTCATCTTCTTCTCGACGTCAGCCGAGAGGGGGATGGTGCTGGAGTGAATCTGCTCGGTGGCCCGCTCAACGATCGCCGTCAGCGCCTCGGAGGGCACCCGGTTGAAGTTGATGGTGATGCCGACGCTGTTGGGCGGCATCTGGGTGGTGAGGAGTGCGTGGTGGCCCTCTGCAGCGTCGAGGACTGCGTCGGAGAGGTCTCGGGTGATAATGTCCGCCGACATCGGGGCGAGGACGTCCAGGTGGGCTCGAGCGCTTCTGAGCGCCGCTTGCAGGCGGATGTTACGGGCGACTGCAGCCCGGCTGACCTTCCCCCCGGCCGCTCCGGAGAGCAGGTCGGTGAGGGCCAGCTCGAACTCCGGCAGCAACACGTCCCACGTCTCGGCCCAGGCCCTGGTGAGGGCCACGGTCTGCTCGTCGGTCATGCGGGTGAGCTGCTGGCGCAGCCGCTTCACCTCTCGGAGGGTCTCCTGTGTGACTGCCACGGGGCCTCCTACTTGACGTTGATGTACCCGCAGCGGAGGATGACGACCTCGGGGGAGCTTGCCACCCGAGCCCAGATGTAGTACCCTCCGGGAGCGAGGTTCTGGACCATGACGCCGATCTGCCCGCCGATGGTGGTCGGTGCCGAGAAGGTCGTCGGCCGCACGCCGGGACCCACGATGGCGAACGTGACCCCGGCCGTGACCGGGGCCCCGTTCAACGTGACGGCAACGGGCTGGAACTCTACGGTCTCGCGCTCAAACGACGTCATATCTTGCCTGCCCATCTGCGAGGTACGAGTGTGGCGGTGACAGTGACGTTGGTCGGCACCACCAGCGGGGGNACGACCTCCATCACCCCGGAGGCCATGTAGCCTGCCGGGCTGTAGGTGTCGGCCAGGGCCTTGTTAGCAGCNGTCGCGACGATGTGCGCCAGGACCGGCTTGCCGTAGGACTTGACCTCGGCCCACGATGCGGGCGAGGCGGTGTAGTCCTCGCCGAGCAGGTCCCAGCGTGACTGGGTCGATGCGATGGTCGAGGTGCCGCTCTCGAAGTAGTAACCCCAGGTCTTGTACCCTCGGGCACGAGCCTCAGCGTTCACCGGGATGTTGTCGGCGGGCTGCTTCGAGACGATGCGGCCCGAGCCGCCGTTGGCGTCCAGCAGGTTGAAGAACGACGTGATGCCGCTGGAGCCCTTGTTCTCGACGAACCAGACCCGGTCGGGGAACGCTGCGAGCAGCGCGTCCAGCCGGGCGATAGGGTAGCCACCGACCTTCGTCGTGAGGGACTGCAGCGTGGCCCAGGGAGTGACGTTGATGTCGTAGCTGGTGCCGTTGAACACCCGGCCTGTGGTCTGGTCGTGGGATGCCACGAAGACCCCATCGGAGGACATCCAGACGGAGACCTCGAAGGCCAGGACGCTCGGGCTGGCCCAGGCCGCAGCCTGGGTGTAGCCGTAGAGGGTTTCCTCGGGCCAGTTGGCCGAGCCGCCACGGTGAGCGACGTAGAGGGGAGACTGCTGCAACCAGGTGTCGACCAGGCCGGGGCACGTGAGGAGCCGGGGCCGGGTTGATCGTGAACAGGGTGCCCGCGCTCGTGGTGGCGGTGGGGTTGAAGGTNACTGAGCCGGGTGCCGGTCGCCCCGACAGCACTGAGCTGCTGGTAGGCGACGTCGATGCCGGAGGTCGAGCCGGTCGTCGGAGAGNCGACCTGCTGGCCGTCGGTCATGCCAGCGGGAGGGCTGGCGACCGAGACGGCATTTGTGGAGTTGTTCCAGTACGACACCNCCAGCAGCAGTGCGCTCGAGGAGATGGCAGTGACGGACGGTATGGTGGTGCTCCCGGCACCCTGGACCGCCATCGTACCNGGGGCATCGATGGGTGCGGTGAGGTCGGCCCCGGTGACGCGGAACACGTTCAGAGTGATGCGGCCCGACCCGTTGAACGTCCAGGTGTAGGACGTTGCCGTCTCAGCGGCGGCGGAGGGCACCGTCCTGTAGTAGATGCCGCCGGTCTTGGCGGTGAACGCGGTGCCCGGGACCAGTGTCCAGCCGTTGGGGACCGTGGTCGCGCCGGTGGAGAACTGGGAGTAGGCGACCGCGATGAGCAGGTCGCCGTCAGACACGTTGGCGGGCTTCGCGACAGCCAGGGACAGGGCTGCGGCGGAGGATGCTGTGGTCGAGTTGCCTGTACCGAACAGTGCTACAGCTACCACAGCATCCTCCTTCTACTTCTTGGCCGGGGCCTTGGGCTTGGCGGGTGCCGGGGCCTTGGGCTTGCCAGCGAGAGCCGCTGCCGGGTCCTGCCCGTTGCGGAACGCCTGGACGGCCGCGTCGCCCGCTGTGACCTCGGTCTCGATGAGCTTGCCGTCGTCGTCCGTGATCTCTTCGATGATCTCGTCGATGTTGTCGATCTTGAGCACCTGGAGAGCCATGCGGATGAGTGGCAGCCGGGGGAAGTCCGGGATGCCATCCGCCGCCACGATGGCGTCGATCAGCACCTTGGTGTCGGCCTGCTCGAGTGACGGGAAGGCCACGTCGAGAGAGCGATCCTCCGGGTCATTCCACTCCACCGTGAGGCGGTCTTCGTCTCGCAGGGGCTTCCCCAGCTTTCGAAGGGGCCCTGCAGGAGCGAGGATGGCCTGTTCGATGGCGTAGCCTATCGAGTCCCGAAGCTTCTCCGCGTGGAGCTCCTGACGGGCCTGCATGGTCAGCCGGGTCGGCAGGTCGAGCGTCTCGGCGGTCGCCCGCGCTCCAGTCTGGCCGGGGTCGGCGAGCAGGATGGTCACCGGGACGCCCAGGGCCGAGGCTGCCATGGTGGCGAGCGGCCGGGAGCTCTCCGAGTCCAGCGTCGCGCCGGACTTGCTGACCGGCTCGAGCTTCTGGTCGTCGGTCATGGAGAGGGTGCTGCCGGCAGCGACGTTCTGCATGTTCTGGATGGCAGAGCGCTTGGCCTGTGCGGCACCAGCGGTCTTGCTGGAGGTCGTGAAGGCGATCTTGGCGAGAGCCTTCATCAGCAGGGCCCAGTCCTCGAGGAAGCCCTTGTGCGACAGCGCCCAGGGGATAGCAGCGTAGGAGTCGCCGATGCCCCACTTCCAGCCCTGGCCGGAGTTGACCTGGATCTGCATGACCGGGGCATCCCACATGACCGGAATGCCGTTGATGGCCTTGTACCGGGTGGCGGGCTGGTACTTCAGCTCAGGGTAGTACGCCTTCTGGGTGACGGACTGCCAGTTGCCGTCCTTGTCCATCTCGAGCTCGACCCACTGGCGCAGGAAGAAGTGCGTGGTGGCTTTGTCGCCCGGCTTGCAGACCTTGTCGACCATCTCGTCGAACGGCAGCTGCCGCACCTTGACCTTGCCGGTGAGCGGGTTGGTGAAGTGTGCCAGGAAGAAGTTGCCTTCGTCGTAGAGGCAACCCTCGACGACCTGCTTGGCCTGCGAGCCGAAGTAGGCTGCGCGGTTGCCCTCGTCGTCAATGTACGCCTGCACCAGGTCGTTGACGTCGGAGTTCTTGGCTTCGATGTCGACACCCTGGCCGTGGATGTATGCGTGCCGGACTTCCCGGCCCCGCTTGAT